ACCGGGCAGCTCCCCATGAACTTGTTCCCTCGCCGGAAGAGCGAAGCGTCGAGGTGCTCTATCAAGTCTTCGATTCGTGAGCATACAATCTCGGACAGGATGTTGAGCCGTGCGTTATGGTTGACCCTATCTGTCGAAAGGTATTTCGTCTGCGTCGCCATCGACCTCGAACCCCTCCTGTGTGGTGATACCCTTGGCGTCTCGGATTTGGTAGCGGGTCATGCCCTCGGTCATCTTCGAGGTGCGACCGTCGAACTTGAGGCTGATGTAATCGCCCAATCCCAGGCCCTCGCCGTGGCGGGCGATGAGCGGCACCAGCTTGGCGTTGCCGTTTTCCTGGCCGTCCTCGGCAATCTCCTGCTCATCCTTTCGCTTGAGGATGGTGAAATTGGCACATTTCCAGATGATCCGGTCCGAGCCCGACGCGACCGCCGTGGATTCCTTGTCGACGCCGTCGCGGTTGAGCTGGAGCAGCGAGAGGATCGAGACGTCGCAGCGGTCGGCCAGCCTCAGCAGGTGCATCATCATGAAGCCGAGAATCTGGTACTCCTTGAAGTCCCCCTTGAACTCGGCCGAGTCGTTGCATTGCAGGTAGTCGTAGATGACCAGGCAGTCGGGACGCACGCCCTCGTCGTCGACCGGCACGTTCCTGGTAATCCACCGCCGCATGATGGCGAGCTGCTCGTCGAACGACTTGTCCTTGACGGAGATGTAGTAATAGGGGATGGTCTTGAGCCATTCGGCGGCCTCCCGGACCTTCCTCCGCTTCTCCGGGTCTTTGACGAACCAGCCCTGCTCGATCTCCTTGATGCGGACGCCCGTGAGGTGGGCCAGGATGCGGGCGTGCTGCTCCTCGACCGACATCTCGGTGTCGACGTTCAGGACCTTGATGCCCAGCGTCCCCGCGACGTGGAGGCCGATATTGTTCGTCAGGGTCGACTTCCCCTGCTTGGGCCGGGCCCCGATCATGCTGACCGTCTTGCGTCGATAGCCGCCCCCGATCGATTCGTTGTAGATCGGGAACGGGGTCGGGATTCCGATGTTGTCTCGCGGGTTCTCTTCGAGATTATCGAGCCAGAGGTCGATCCCCTCCGCAATCTGGATCGGGCCGTCGTTGCCTCCCGAATTGATCCGATTGGTGAAATCGAAGATCGGGTCTTCGATATGGCCGAGCAGCGTCGCGATCGATTCCGAGCCGTCGAGCTTCCGGAGCTGGCGGCGTTGCTCCGCGAGGACGCCGTCGGCCTGGTACGCCAGGTAGCGGCGGTAGAGACGGGCAGCCTCGTGCCGCACCGTCTCCTGCTCGATCGGGTAATTCAGCAGCGACCGGATGTGCTTCCGGTTCTCGGCCTTGTCGACGATGCCGTCCACGCCCAGCCGCTTCGCGGTCGCGAGCAGGGTCGGGATGTCGATCTTCCGATCCTTGCCGTCTTTATAGATATCTTCAATACATGACCAGAGCGATTGATTAAGTTCATCCCCTCGGAGTACGTTGGCGTCGACCAGGTCACCGATGTCGATGAACGAGTCGAGGCCGTAACGCAGGATTCCCGCAATTGTACCTCGGGCTGCCGCCCGGTCCACAAAGTCCACTTCGCTCGCTATCGCCACCTTATCTCCCTCGGCAACTGCACTTATTGCATTTATATTGAGTCTCTTCGTCGATCCGCTCGAATACGCCTTCCGCGATTTCGTCGAGCCGCCCACAGCCGTCGCAGCGAATCTGAATCTTCCTCGCCACGGCCCGGTCGGCACCGGGCTGCCCCGGTCGCGGCGTCACCTTGGCTTTCTGGAGCTTCTTGTCGAGCTTGGCGTGTTTCGCGGGCAACTCGACGTTGTCTTTGATGATTTCCGGCTTGAACTGGGTTCCGGCCAGCGACTGGCGACGGGCGTAATTCTTGTCGCCCCCGACCTGGCGGGAGCCGCCCCCCGCCATCACGTTCGATGCCTCGTCGCGGTAGATGACATTGACCCCGTCGTCTGCATCATAGCTTGCACGATTGCGTGACCGGACAGGGGCAGGAGGCTCGGGCCTCTCTTCCGGGAGGGGCCCTGGCTTCGCCCGTGTGGCCTTCTTGCGTGTCGTGGTACGCTTGGTCGTCTTGGCCTTCGCGGACCCCTTGGCGGGCTTCCTGGGGGCCTTCTTGGGGGCCATCTCCCCTGCTAGCCTCTGGGCCGTCTCCACGTCGCCAGCGGCGAGGGCCTCTTGGAGCTGAGTAAGCTTAGATTTTGCCATATTTATCTCTTTCCTTGCTTCTCTGTTGTTGTAAAAGCGTGTTCATGATGTTCTTCGTGTCGAAGACCAGCGAGTCCTGCATCGTCGCACTCGCCTCGGCCCACTTCCGCAGCTCCATCCAGGCCGCCGCGTGGCTGTCCTCGCTGATGGCGGCGAGTCGCTTCTCCTCCCACTTCATGTACTTGTCGTACGACTGGATGCGTCGGCCGATCTGCTTGTCGATTTCGGCGTCACAGAGCCGCACCCGCATCATCTCCAGGTTGTACTGCTGACGCAGCCAGTAGGCGAACTGGGAGAGGAGGAAGGCGGCTTCCCCGCACTCGTCGGCAGACATGGCCCGCAGTTCGTCCTGGGTCATCTCCAGGTAATGCTGGGCCTCGGGTTTCTTGACCAGGTAGATGCCCTTGGCCTTCAGATACGTCTTGATCGTCTCGGTGATGTGCTCGAACTTGTCCTTAGCCGTCCGTTTCGTCGTTTCTTTCGGCGATTCGGTCTCTCCATTCATCGTCGTCCTCGTTGTAGGGCAGGAGAATCAGGGTGATGTCATTCAGCTCGCACCAGCGAACCTTTTCCTTGTCTCGCTGCTTCGCCGCCGCGAACGAGCCGGGCTGCGAGTGAAACCGGGGTGAGAAGTGGTAGTGCTGCTCGCCCTGGACCTCCACCGCCAGCCCTTCGGCCGGCAGGTAGAAGTCGAACCGCAGCCCGGCCGTGCCGGGCAGCGGGACCTCCTCCAGGATGGGGCTGACCCGGAAGAGGGAGCCGAGCAGGGAGCGGGCCCGCTTGTGGTAAGAAGACCGGGGTCGCCGGTCGTTCTTCTTGGGCATCAATCCCTTGAGGTTCCAGTTGTGCGTGCGTCCGTCAAGACCTTGGACTTTCAAAGCAGCAATACTCCCGGACCTGTCGAGCAAGTCCCTCATAGGCTTCCCGGTCTTCGACCAGGGCGTTGCGGAAATTCTCCAGGCCCTGGGCCTTGACCCGGACCTCGCCGTCGAGCTTCAGGTAGTACCAGGACCCGCTCTTCTCGACCAGGTTGAAGCTGTCCCCCTTGATGATGTTCTCGGTGACCTCGTCGATGCCCGAGCCGTACTTGAGGTAGCTCGTGACCTTCTCGCCGGGAGGGGAGAGCGGCGACCGCTCGACCCGCCAGATGGTCTTCTGGCCGATCTGCTTGGCGTCCTCTGTGTCCTTGTCTCCCACGGTCCAGCGTTGCACCTGCTCGGCACGAATCTTGGTGGACACGGCATACTGGGCCGAGTTCGACATCTTCTCCAGCCACTTCGCCCCGAAGCCCGAGGTGTTGGCCATCAGATGAACAATACCGATGAAAATATGACGGTTAGTGGAAATTACCGGCATCATCCGCCGCATGAACTGGGCGAACAGCTTCTGGGCACCGCCCCGCGTCTGCGTCCCCAGCCCGCCGACCCACTCGGCCTCTTCGCAGAGAACGCTGATCGAATCGAGGATGATGACCGACCCGACCTCGTTCATGATGAACGCCTCGGTGATGTCGAGGATTTTCTCGGCGGTGAGGATTTCGCCGGGCACCCACACTCCCTGCTCGTTCTGCGTCGGCTCCTCGGATTGGATGATGAGGAAGTCGTCGCCGTCCAGGCTTAGATTCTCGACGTCGGCCAGGTCTCGCGGCCTGAGACGCACCTCGGCGTTGATGTAACGAACCTTCTTCTTGAAGTGCTTTTGGGCGTTGCCGGCCGCGTGCAGGGCGAGCGTCGTCTTGCCGCATCGCGGGGCACCGCTGAAGGTATTGAAAGTGCCTTCCAGGAGACCGCCACCAAGTCCGGCATCAACATTAGGACAAATGGGACTGACAACGTCGGCATGGGCGAGCAGGGAAGACCCGCTCATAAGAACGCCGCCACCGTATTTCCCGGTGACGGCTGAGATAGCAGATGATTGCGGAATTCCCGAGGTGGCCGCCTTGGCGACCTTCTTCTTTGCCATTAAAGACCTTTCAGGCGTCCCCGTATACTTTGACCGCTACGAGCCGGGGCTCGCGGGGCTTGCGTAGCGTCGTAGGCCTCGATCGCGGGGGCGTCTTTGCGTTGCTGTTCAAGCATCTTCTCTTTGGCCTCTTCTTTCTGGATCAAGGGGTCGAGCCATTCGGCCGTCAACGAATAAATACGTTTCCCTTCATCGGTCTGCAAGGCTCTCATGACGGCCGCAGCCGAGTAGAGCTTGAGCAGCCCCTGGGCGAGGTTGACCTGTAGCTTGAATGCCCTGTCCCAGGG